CTGAAGGGTGAGAACGCCCGTCGTCGGGTCGAAGTCAACGGTGAACGTATCACCCGCCGACAGACTGATAGACGACCCGTAATCCCACCACCCAATAAGACCCTTGCTCGCCGCCGTGTCGTTGTAGAGCACAGCATATCGGAACGGGCCAAACCCCGCGCCGCTCGCCGTCCACGTTGGCGGGTCACCAAGCACCAACTTGTATAGTCCACCCGTTTGCGACGAACTGGTCTGTGTCGCCGTATTGCCACCCGCCGTGTACCCACCACCCGTGGTGAGGTCCGTGATGTCGCTATACGACGCATCGCCTGCGGCGTTCGGGGTATCGTTGGTCAGAAAAACCTTGAGCGTGTCCGTCGCAAGGTTGTGTTGCTTCTCCGCCAACGCCTCCACAAACGCATCGAACTTGTTAAAGGCCGCCATTGCATTCCTCGGCTTTTACGCCACTTGTGAAATGTGAATCCGAATTTGTTCGGTTAACTGGCGAATAGCTGAAGCAAACGTCTCCGCTCGCGTCGTGACCTCGCCCAAACCTGACCACGTTACTGCCACCCCATCATTGCGCGGTTCGATTGTGACAATCCCACCATACTGCGCCACAATTGCTTCCGCGCGCGCTCTATCTTCCGGTGACATCCGTGGTAGTCGAATGACCTGTCCATCGTAAATGCGCACATCATCACCGATACGCATCACGCAGGGTCCACTAGATGTACGCCATCCAATACCTCGGTGTCCTCATACAACACAAAGGTTTCGAACTCTTCGGGGCCAATCTCTTCCAACTTGATTTCCTGCATACGCAACGCGCGCACCTTATACACGCCGCGGATGTAATTCATCGTCTCACTCCCAACGACGCGAAGCACACCCATCGGGTCCACCGGTACGTAATCGTATACCGTTGCCTTCATCTCATACGCTGTATCCACGTGCGCCTGTGGTGACGTCGCAACAGTTTGTGAACTGCTCATCACATCGACACGCCCCCACCACTCGCCAGTAAACACATAGACCGGACGCATAAACCCATCCGCGCCGCTATCGTGACGCGCATAGAATCGCAACCGCTGGTCTAACAAACTTGGCGCAACAGTCATAGCATGACCGGAAGTTTGAGCGTACGAAGTGTTTTCATAATACGCGCCACGGTCTCACGACTCGTATCCCACGTAATAGACGTTCCCGCAGAACTTTCCGTGGACGCCCCTGGTGTTCTTCGCTGATACAAATCCGCCGCAATATCGATGATGCACTCCGATATCACAGGTTCCAACCGCGCATAATTTGGCATCAACGACAACCCACATGACGCCGTGATGGTGTACGGCCCATACGGAAACGTAATGCCTTCCTTTGCGTAAATCATTCCGGCAATACTGTCGACGCTATAGTTCATAGCGCCGACAGTAACGCCGTTTTTATCCACTACAGTCACACTACTAATCGGACGTCGCGGAAAGAGCAACGACCGAATCGGCATACTTTCCGTCGTCGCCCTATCAACAGCAGTTTGAACTTCCGCCGTAATCGGCACATCAATCCACGCTTCCAACATCGCCTTTGCTCGCGCCATGAGCGCAGTCAATAGCGTGTCTTCCGCATTTGTTTCGATGCGCAGATACGTCTTGAGGTCAGTCGCCGTTGGTAGGGCCACGATTCGGAAAGGTTAGGGTGTATTACGCTTCGTCGCCGAGCACAACGAACGGCGAGTGCGGGTTCACCTTGTTGCCAGCCCCGTCAACCTTGTACGCATAGGTCGAAGTCGGGAGCGGGATACCGCCACCACGCGCAACGAAGCGATAGGTGGTGATGTCGTTGGTGAACTTGAAGTGGATGCTCGACTCGACGGTCAGCGCCTGACGGAGCCCCATCGCGTAGAAGTCACCATTGACGAGCGCCACATCGCCCTCGGTCCCGAGCGCCGGAAGGAGGTCGGTGACCACAACCGGAAGGCCAAGCAGAAGCATCTGCGGCTTATCGCGCAGATTGCTAATCCACGTAACCATCGTGTTGTTGGTCGTCTGCATCGCAAAGAGTTGCGGCAGAACGTTACGCGACACCATCCACACGCTGTTCGGGCCGTGGGTATGCTTCGTGTACATCTCGAAAGCATCCGCCGCCACAAAGGTGCCAGCCGTCGCGCGCGGCACGACAATGAGTGCGCCGTTGGACGCATTGAGCGCACCAAGCGGCTGGCTCGTCCCCGTCCCGTCGATGGTGATGTCTTCGTTCATCTTATTGACAATCTGCCCACCGACCGCCGTGGTAACCTCCGACGGAAGCTCACCGGTGAAATCGTCAGCGAGAATTTCGTCGCCGAACTCGGTGATAGCGGCATACTTATACATCGTGAGCAGACGCTGACCGAACGACGGCTCGCGCGACGGCTTGAGGTCGCCTTCACCGACGATGGTCACGTTCGCAATCTTACCCGCCATCGGACGGTTAAGGGTGCTGGTCCCCTCGTCCTGAATAAGGTAAGGAATGCGAAGAGTTCTGCCCGGAACATTGTACTTCTTGGCAAACTGGAAGAGGCCGACCTGCGTGTTCGACACGCTAAAGATGTCGGGCTCCTGCGTCAGCGGAAGAAGGAACTCGCCGCCGTTGGTCGAACCCGTAATGGTACGGGTCATGACGTCGAGCTTGCGAAGCGCCTCGGCCTCGGTATTGTTCGCCGCACCCTTCGCCACCGCGCGGATGTAGGAACCAATCGAACCGAACGACTTAATCACCTCGCGCCGCATCTCGCTCTTCGCGTCCTTCATGTTGCGGAACTCGGCCTTATCCGTCACATCGAAACGGGTAAGCTCCGCATCGCCACCCTGCCGCGCAATCTCGGCCTCGGGCGTAAACTCAGCGGCCGCCTGCGCGCGCATCTCAAGCGCACGAATATCAGCGGTCCGCTTCTCCACTTCCTCCGCCGTAAGCGAAAGGGTGGAGTCCATCAGCTCGCTACGGAGCTTGTGCGCCTGCTCGCGAAGCTCGTTCGCGGCGCGGTTTTTGGAAACCATCGGGGTCTTCATTGTTGTTGTCTCACTTACAAGGTGTGTAATACGATTGACGCACCGCCCTCATGCGGTCCGCCATACTTACGCCTCGCATCTCGTCCGACGCCGGAACGGAAAGCGTATCTACGACGGGCGTAGGCGCGGCCTCCGGTGTGGGTGTCGGGAGGGGAGCAAGGTACTCCGCCAGAAGTGCTGTTCGCATCTCTGACGACAACGCATCCAACGCCAACCGCGCCGCCAACATTAGCACACGCATCGGGTCGGACTCTTCCAATACTTCGTCATCATCTTCCATCGGGGCTACATCTTCATTGCGCGCCGCCGTCACCGCCGCTCCTGGCACCGCAGGCATCGGGGTGATAGATACCTCGCGCAACTCAATCTCCGTAAACCGCTCCACGTTTGCGCCATCAACTACGACAATCTCCGACTTGCGCGGCACGAACCCAATAGAGAACCCCGTCGAGGCACCCGCCGCCATGACCGCCTTCACGTATTCCATCGCCGCGCGTCCTTCCTCGGTATCGAATACTTCCGCCGTCATCACGACCGCATCACCCGCATCCGCCATCGCCGACACCACGCCAACGTGCGCGCGCGTAGATGCCTCGTGGTCCATTAGGAGCGGAACCTTCCGCGCCGCAACGCGCTGGTCGATTGACCGCTTCGCGCATCCGCGCGCGAACATCGTCCCGTAGCTATCGACGACATCGTACGTGACCGCCACGCCGCTCACACGCCCCGCAATCCCAGGTGGTAGGTTATCCTCCGCCCGAACCTGTAGCGTTGAGTGGGCAACATGCCACACCTTTGTCGCCTTATTCGTTGCGCTCATATCTCATCCTGTGTGTAATACACCAACGTGCAACGGCAATTGATAACCTCATCCGCATCACCACTCGGGTCGAGCGGGTATTCGAGGTTGTTGGATTTGAATTTATTGTTGATAGGGATGATGCCTTCGTCGCGCGCCTGTAGATGCGTGGGTCGCGTGTTTCCATCGTCAAACGATAGCCACTCCTTCGCCACAAAGATGCCCGCATCCTTCGCTTGGTCCCACGACCCCTGCGACATCGCGCCCGACGCCTCCGTCCGAGCAATCGCCATCGCGCGCGCATCCGTATTCGACCGACCGAACGCCGTCTGCTGAACCAAGTCCGCAATCTCACGGAACGACAGACCCGCGCGCTCACCCGCCATAATAGCCGCCGATATCTGACGATACGACGTCTTACTTACCTCACCCGCCAACTTATTTGCGCGCGTCTTAATAGCCCGTTGCACTTCCTTTGACTGCAACGTGAACGACACGCCAAGCGCGCCGACATCTTCCGCGCCCTTGATATACGTTGGCCCAATAAGACGCTGATATCGCTTCTCCCATCGCGTCCGATACTCGCCGCCCTTCGCATACTTCGACCGGATTTCTCCCTTCACCTTATTGAGCTTCGCATCCGCGCGCTGATTCGCCGTGAAGATTCGCTCGACGTCTACTGACTCAAAATCAAATAGCGTCTGCGCCTCCGACTTATATGCCATCTCTTCCGCATCGAGCGTCTTTTGTACCCGCTCCCACTTCTCGCGCTTCGCATTCGTCATCTGAATGACATCCGCCGACGACGTATTGCGCTCCGTCTTATCCTTCGCCTCGCGAATCACCGCGCGCATATGGTCAAGGCCACGCGACCCCACCGCGAGCCACTTGATTTGCGCGACGACTCCCGCGAGTTGGAAGTCGCCCTCATGACGCGCGACCCACGCCTCACGCAACCGGATGGCATTCTCTTCCGCCTCGCCATCGGGAACGCCGCCACGCTTCGCAATGGGCGCGAGCTTTGCAAACTGCTCGTTGCCCTTGACGTTGCCGCCCTTTGACCAAATCTCAGGCCAATTTTCCTTGAGGTCTTCCGCTTCACCAATGGGGAACAACGACCATTGCGAATTGCGGAGTGAGACTTTCTTGTCGTCGCCGTCGTTCGGGAAGTTGGTCTTACCTTCCGCGCGCATTCCAACGCCTTCGACTTCCGACTCTTCCTCCATCTCTTCTTCGTCGTCGTCCTCTTCTTCGTCGTCCTCTTCCTCGACGACAGGAGCCGCAACGGGCGCACTTGCCACAGGTGTCACGCTTCCATCCGTGGACACCACGTTTGGCGTCGTCGCCGCACCCGTACCCGCTGACCCCATCAACGCTTCCGCCACATCCGCGGATAGGTTGAAGAAAACCTTAAGCATTGCGACGCCAGCATCGCGCGGCATCTGTCCCGCCGCTACCGCCAATACGATGTCCTTCGCGCTCGCAATCTGCGCCCCATTGAGTACCGTTGCCTCCGTCGTCTGCATTTCACCCGACGGCGGCACCATCGCATCTGCATTTGCGCTCGGCATCGGAGCCGCATCAAGCGCGACTTCCTCTTCCGCCGACAACGCCGGAGTAATTGCCAACGCCGACGGCATCAACGTCGTCGCCGGAGTAATGAGCAACGACTCGACGGGCTCCGGCACAGGCGACAACTTCAACGCGCGCCGTGACTCTTCAAACGTACGCAACGATGCCGCGAACTCCGCGCGAATACGAGTCGACGTCGCCTCGTCATTCTCCACCAAATCGCGCAACACGTTGGAATCGTACGCGACGTATACATCGCCGAACTCTGGCGCGAGCCAGTTATTAATCTCATCCTCAAAGACGATGAGCATCGGTTCAATCGTATGTTGAACCAACCGCGCGCGCGCTTCGATGTATTGAATTCCAGAGAGTCCCGCATCGCTCGACGCCGAACCGATACCAATCATGCGCGGGTCCACGCCAAACGCCGCGCAGATATCCTCACGCGACACGCGCCGAAGGTCGGGGAATTCCAAATCGTTGAGCGTGAATCCCAACGGTTTAATATCTTTTACCGCTCCAAAGAACGCAGGCGCGCCACGCTTCCCACGCTCCACCGTGCGCGCCGTATACCGCTGTTGCATTGAGAGCGCATCGTCCGACGTCGCCTCGTCTGACAGAATTACCGCGAACGTCGGCGTCCCGTCATTCGACACGACCTGACGCACATAGTTCGTCGCCTCATTATCCGCGACGATGGATTGAATCGCCGTCGCGCCGCGCGGATACCCGAACACATCGGGGAAATACGGGCGCGGCATATCGAGGTCGCGGAAATGCAACACATCCTCAACGGGTGCATTGCGAATGATGCCCGACCAATCGCTGTAATCATATCGCGCGGGGTCACCATCCACATCAACCCACACCGACTGCAACGCTTCGGGGTTAATAGACCGGATGCCAATGATACGTCCCGTTCCCGTCGCACCCGCGCGCTCAAGATGAAACAACGAATTGCCGTATCCCAGAAAATCAACCGCGAATCGCGCGCGCAACTGGCGCGCCGTCATCTTCCCCGTTGGTTGGTTGAGCAACTTTTGCAACGGGTGGTTGTCGCCTACCGCCGACTCGCGATTGCCCCGCTCCTTCAATACGACAAGAGGCACCGACGCGACAATATCCGCCACCGCGCGGATACATGCATGAACGACGGGGTGTTCATTGAATCCGCGCGCGCG